ATGCTACTATCGCAGCAAGGAACTCCTTGTTATTAACGTAGTGTTCAGAGCGTTTCCTTTTCATCTTGTATCAATCCTATGTGAACAGTATAGCATAGCTTGACAGAATAGGCAAATCTATGTAGAATAACTCTGTAAGGGTTCAAGGGGTTCCTTTAGGCTCATCTTTATACATCTTCTCTAAGATGTTTCTAGCCCTATCTACAGAAGATATATATCCCATTTGCTTAGTAATATCAGGATGAGATGCACCACGCATACCATGATCTATCATATCTTTATAAGTATCAATAATTTCTTTAGACTGAATTTGACTTATAGTAACTACACGATCCATAGATAAGACAAAAGTATTATCGTCAGTCATTTTCATCCATGGTTCAAACTTAAATCCCATAGTAACATTTGTACCTGGTGCACGGATTTCTTTACATAAAACAGGATTATCAATTATAATTTTATCAGGTTGGTTTGTAGGTTCATCAATCATAACCATACACAGCACTTCTTCACCTGAGACCAGTTTAACACTGGCATAGAACTCATCGTATGGTTCCGAATTTGATGGTGATGATGTCATAATTAAATTTTTCTTCGTTATAGTATTTGATACGTTCAACTAGATGATTAAGAGTGTAGTTCGACCTACTACCTTTTGTGCAATCATCTGCTATATCATACAATGTTGCTTTAACCTTATCCTTACCAGTCCTTAAGACCCTGCCGATGGATTGGAGATTCCTAATCCTCGATTTGGAAGGACTTGCAAAGATGACGTTGTGAAGACGCTTAATGTTAATACCAGTACTGAAAGTGCCGTAAGAGGCAACAATAATCGCATCGCTTTCCTCCTCAGTAATTTGCCTAACAGACTCACGTTCCTCTGTATCAACACCTCCGTGGACAAAGAAAACCTTTCGGTCATTAGTATTTATGAGGTTATATAACACTTCCCCATGTTGGGCAACCCGACTATAAAGGATTAAAGTGTTACCTTTTAAGTCTAGTGCTAGGTTTTTAATGAATTTATTTCTACTATCGTGAGTAATAAGATACTGTACTTCATCCTCATAGGTATCAAACTTACGAGGATCATGCTTTAAAAGAAGACAACGAATATTTAATTTGGCAAGATATCCCGCTTCCTGTAAATCTCTTGTATTAATAATTTTGTATGACGGTCCGAAAAGACCTTCCAATACCCATTTATGAGTTTGTGTACCGTCAAGCGTACCCGTGAATCCGTATCTGTATTTTGCATTATCTAATTTGGTCATCAATGTGACCAATGATTTGGATTTATATTGGTGTGCTTCGTCTCCTATAACAACACCATATTGTCTGAACCATTTACGATCCTGTTTGTATATAGATTGCCAAGTAGATATAGTAACAGGTAAATCTGATAGCAAATCACGTCCACCATATATTTTGTGACAAAATTTACTAGCATCCCAACCATAATCCTCAAAGTCTTTATACATTTGTTCTACTAAAGATGTTGTTGGTACGACAATCAACACCTTTCTTTTTGCTTGTACATGATATCTTGTTACAGCATATATCATCAAGGACTTACCAGATCCAGTAGGTGATATTAATAATCTTCTATTCTTTTTTAAAGCATCGAAGACTCCTTCTATTTGGTAGTCTCTTGGTTTGATCTGAGATATATTATTAAGATAATCTTTTACACCTTCTTTAGATACTCCATCATTCTCCTCATAAGGTAAACCATAATGTTTATTATCACTAAATTCAAAAGAGTAATCGTGATTCTTACAGAACTGTTCTACCTTGTCTAATAACCCAACATATATTTCTCCTTTCTCAGTATTGAATAGACGTATCTTTCCATCCCAGTACCTATTACGATACTGTGGCATAAACTTTGCATTTGGTACATCAAAGGTAAACTGATCTGCTAACTCATATTTGATATGGGGTTCGCATTCAACCTTTAAGAATACCTCATTCTTTTTTTGGATAACAATGTTAGCCATAACCAGAAGAGAACCTACGCCATTCAATAGCGTTTTTAATTTGGTAAGTTCTATTAGAAACTTGCTTTAAGATATCCTCAAGATATCTAAGCATCATGTCATAGTACTCAATTTTCAACCTGATAATTTCGACTTTCTTGTCGGCATCAAGATGAAGTTTAAGATCATCCTTATCCCGTATTTTCATAGGGAAAGGTTCTTCAGCATATATGTCTGCTGTTGCTTGACCTTTATAATACTTCCGTCTTTCTAATATGACAGAAGCATATTGTGACTCAGCATTCTTACGAAGTGCTAAAGTCATATTATATATGTTGAAATATTTGGCGTGTAATTGAGGAACTTTTAAAGACTCAGTATCAAGTTCATCTTGATTCAGTTTGCTATCCTCATCCCACATTCGTTGGATCTTTTCTAGATCAAACTTTGTCTCCTTCATTGTCAATCATATCAAAGATAGTATATTTAAAACTCACGGTTGCAGTAAAATACTGCTCCTGAGTTAGTGTCGCATCAAATGGTATACCAGTCAAAGCAAATGGGAACAGGTCTTTGAACTTAACTTTTGCAACAGTATTGTAGTTGCTATTAAGAACCATTAATGTTCCGTCTGACCTTTCATTGAAACCTTCGTTGAACTCTGGGAAGTATCTTGACTTTCTCTTGATGTCCTCAAACTGTTGTAAACTTTCTGGAAAACCTAAACCAGTCATCCAATCATATATTTGTAAGTAATTCTCAAGGTTTTCATCAACGATAAAACTAACAACCAAATCATCAAACGACATCTTATCCCCAGGAACAGGAATGTTCTTAAGGTAAGAAGTTTGTTGAGCAACACCCAAAGTAATGGTAGGCAGATTTGCTTTATTGCAAAGAAAGTCTACCTTTGGACATCTATTCAACTTGAGTTTGAAACCGCCTAATGCTAAGAAATTCCTATTAGAAACTTCTTGCATGGACATTGGATTGTTTGACATCAGCTTCCCAAGCTATATCTATTTATCCCCAATATTCATCAAGCACATCAAAGACTTTGTGCATATACTTATTAGCTCCAGTACATTCTACCTGTCCCATATCTCCTATTTCACATTTGTAATCTAGTTCTCTTTTTAGTTGCATGAGTTTATTTGTCATGTCAACTTTAGATAGTCTACCGTTCATTAGATTATCTGATAGTGTATACTATTTAACATTAGCATAAAAAAAGACCCCCACTTGTGTGGAGGTCTGGATAAAGAAGTATAAACTTCTGTCTTACATTAGGTTCTGAACCTTAACACGTCTGTAATAGCGGTTGCTATTAGCAGTAATACGTCCAAGACCTTGTGTTGTTCCTTCAGCATAAGGGTTAGCAACCATACCATATCTGGTTTTGAAACCAATTTTTGGTTGGAAGGTGTCCTGACCAACTGCACGAACCATCTGTAGAGGAACGTATGGGCAGTAGAACAGTCCAGCATCATAAGGGTTAGATCCCTTATAACCCATGACGTAGTACTGATTAGCACTTAGGTTAGCAGCAAATGGGTCAATATAGACCTTGAAGCGTCCGTTAAGTACTCCAGCAAATGTATTACCAGTATCATCAACTGTTAAGTTAGCAGAGATAGCAGGTGTGTAGTCGAGTTGACCAGCAGCAGCAAGTGCAGATGCAACGTCAGCAGAGCAAAGGATAACATTGCCCTTTCCTCTTCTTGTTCTCTGTGCGATAGCGTTTGAATCACGCTCTAGCTGGAACATCATACCTTTGAACTTCTCAACCATCCAACGTCCATTACTGTCAACGTCTAAGTCAAAGACTCCAGTTGAAGCAACGTTAGTTTGGGCACCAGGCTCAGCAGCCTTGTAGATAGTTCTGATGATTTCTCTGTTGATCTCAGCAAGTATCTCTGTTGAAAGGATATTTGCTAATTCAGCTTCAGCATCTAGACCGTGGATCGCCTTAAGGTCTTGAGCAAGTTCTAAACTGTACTCAGCCTTTAGGGCACGAGACTTAGCAGTAACCGAGACTTTCTCGATACTGAATGCCATCTCACGGAAGTCATTATTAGATGTATCATCACCTAATGCTTCTAAATCTTGAGTCTTGAAACCTTGTCCTGTAGGGAATGCATTTTGAGCACCACCGTTAAGGATAGATGGGTTTGTAGCATCAGCAGATGGGTCTGTACCCTGTGCTGTAGTACCGAAACCAACATCTGTTCCACCATCAACAGCACCTGTGTAATCACCTTGATTAAGTGATGCAGCAGAGTTCTGTGCTGAGAAGGCAGTATCTGGTTCGTTGAAGAATGCTTCTGTTCCTTGCTGATTGTCGTAGCGAGTTCTCATCGCAAAGATCAAACCAGTAGGTCCGTTCATTGGTTGAACGCCAGCTAGGTCGTAAGCAACCAAGTTTGGCATCGAACGTCTGATCAAAGAAATCAGTACGGGGTCGAAACCAGCAACTGGACCGCCACTATCAGCACCACCACTAAAACCAGCAGCACCTGTGCCACCTGGATCTGTGTTAACTGTAGGAGGTCCTTCTGTTAAGAAGGCACGTTCTTCACGTAAAAATCTTTCTTGGTTTTCGAGAAGTTGGGCTGTAACCGCTTTTCTATGGGTGTCCTTGATACTATCAAGTCCTTCCGCTTCTAAAAGAGGTCCCCACTTCTTCTGCAATTGAGCAGAGTTAAACATTTTGGGTCTCCGTGTTCGGGATGTGTAAGTTTAAATTTAATCTAGTTGAACTTAGTCAACGCCTCAAGATACTTATTCATTGTAGGGGAATTATCCTCTACAGCATCTTCGGATATGACTTCTTGTGAGTCAGTAACTGGCTTGTTAGAGAAATATGACTCTTTAAGAGTTACAAGTTTCTCACGGTATTGTTCTTCGCTTTCAAACTCAACACCTTCTGCTAATGAATTAAGCTTTTCTTTTTGAGAAAGTGCTAATCCTTCACATACTTCATCAAGGATGTTGTCGGAGACAGAATCAGATAGACGCTTAGTTAAAGCGATATTACCATCAATCTGTTCATTGAGTTTACTCTCCATTTCATCTAGTTTTGTGACCATTGCCTCAAGGACATCGTACTTATCATCTGGGATAGTTACGTAGTGCTCTTCAAAGAGACCCTTAAGACCAGTCATAAAGGATTCAGATAGTTCACCTCTGATTCCTGATTCTACAGCAAGTGCATTTTCATTAATCCACTCGTTAGCAACGTACTCAAGGTATGAGTCAATATGCTCTGTAAGTTCCGTACGTACTTTACCTACTTCTTCAGTAAGCATTGCATCGTACTGCTTAGACATTGCTTCTTTAGCATCAGCAAGCCTAGACTTGATGACTGCTTCAAAGATTGTCTTAGCCTTCTCTTGGAATTTCTCAGATAGTTCTTCTCCTTCGAGAAGTGCCTTAACATCTGAATCTATGTCCAATGGTTCTTCTGTTACTACAGGTGCTTCAACAGTCTCTTGTGATACTGCTGGAGTTTCTGCAACAACTTCGTCCTCCTTTGCTGTTTCTTCGTTAGCACCCTTACCATATCCAGTTGCTTTTAAAGCAGCAGGGCCTGGTAGAGTGGTCTTAGCACCAGCGTGGCGAAAATGAGGATCGCCTGTTTGTGCCAAAGTGGCCGATGGAGTTTTTAGCTTGTTGCTATCGTCTGTAGGTTTAGAATTGGTTGGAGTTGGTCCACCAAGAACCTCGACTGAACCCGCATCAGGAACGTAATTTGGAGCCTTAGGCATAGGCTCGGCAGCCGTAGCTCCCTTCGTTACCTGATTATCCATCTCATGTAGTTGTTCGTCTGACATTTTTAGATCCGAAAAATTCTAGAAAATGATATTATTATTTATAAATCTATAAACTATAGACTACGCAAGAAGTTTGAGAATAACGCAAGTTTATGCTCATCTAATACTTCTTGACTCACTAACGTATTTATTGACTTCTTGACCTCTTCACATTTTTTCTCACGCAAGACGGATCCTTCCCAGACCCATTCCTTACCTTCCATGATGCCATCTACGAAAGCATCAGGTGCAGATGGATCCGCAACAATGTCAGCAGCAGTTGCTAACATGAAGTCTTCTCCAACTACATTAACACCATCCTTCTGGTACATAGAACCCATACCACGACTGGAAACTCCAAGTTTTACACCATCACTTAAAAGTGATTCTGCTATCTTACCCATAGGGGTTGATAGTATCTGTGCTTTACCTATAAAGTTGTTTCCTTCTTGTTTAAGTGAGACAATTTTATGAGATACACGATCAAGATTTATAGAAGGTCCATCAGGATGTCCGAGTTCTCCAAGTGCTCTACCTGATGAAACGAACTTCTTATTATAATTACTGACCTCATTAACCATTGTATCAATTGGATAGAAACGTTTGTTCCTATTGACAACTTCTGCTTGTAAAAATGGTCCTTGAATGTATAAAGTCTTCTTACCGTCTTTTTCTTCGGTAAGAATATCTATGGATTCAATCTCTTCTGCAATTAATTTCATCCTATTCCTACCTCTTTGATATGAAGTGTACATCCTGATGATGTCTCAGGAGCGAGTCTAAAGATAACAGATTTGTATACAGTTGCTGTACCACTAAACGCTGCTAGTGATGAACAGTCTGCATTCACAGTTATAGTTTGTATATACTCGTTAAACTGTTGAGGTTGTGACTTAGCAGTAACCTCTACATGTGCTACTTGAGTATTATATCCACCAACAGTAGAACCAACTAAGGTGACATAATCACCTACGCTTATCTTTGTGTCTGGGTGGTCAAGAGTTATAACTGCTGGATTAGCAGCAGTGATATTAGTAACATTAGCGTTAGCTGGATGAGCATAACGATAAAGGATGTTACTACCCTTATCTACAAACATGCTACCTACACCTGTTTGGGTGGAAGTATTACATGCTGCAATAGAACCACTAGCCTTATCAGAACTAGCAGTTACATGTACGACACCAGATCGAACTATCTGAGCAGATGATACAGCAGATGTAGCATTTGCAGATGATACCGACCCAACATCAGATACTAATTTTAGTGGCTGAGATGCACTCATTCTTCTGTTTCCGTTGGTTCTTCTTCAACTTCAGGTTCAGCATCAAACAGCGATTGAGCAGCAGAAGGTTTCATAGCATCAACCTTTCCACTACTTTTTACGTACAGCAGATCCTTAATTGCATCTGATACTTCCGATGAAGGAGTACCATTTGCAATCATATCTACTATGTCAGAAGTTTCCATAATATACTATTGAAGTGTATATTATATATTTAGCTTATATCTTTGCTTTTTTAATATCTAACCCTGTCTTAGCCTTACTTACCTCTGGATTCTTAGGAGTTTGACCCATCGCATTAGTCTTTGACTGCGGTAAATTGGGAGCCATTCCTGGGTCTGAATCCATCTGACCTTGCATAATCATATTCTGAGTTTCCAACGGTACACCAACGCCCGCCTCGTTTTCTTCATCCATCTCAGATTCCATCTCAATGATCTCTTCATCCGTTTGACGGAGAATCTTGCGTTTAACATAGTCTCTTGAATAGTAGGTTCCGATGTAAGGTTCTATTTGTACCATAACATTGAGTCTTTCATTCATCAACTCCGTTTCTTTAAGTTCTGCGAAGTGGTTATCATATAGGTAATCAAATTGTATATGCTCTGCCATCTGTTCCCAGTCTTCTGGGGTAACGATGTTCTTGAGGATTAACTGAGTCTTAAGTAGATCTAAGAATAATGCACTGAATCGTTTACGTAGTCTGCCAACAA